TCTCAGGGGAAACCCTTTGGCATGAAGGCAACCGCGCTCAGAGCTCCTGGATACAAGGTTCGGGTGGTTGGTGTCCCCGACTGTTTGACCTTTGTAGAAGGAAGCTGGACTCGTTCGTCTCTGCGCTGGTTGGCCCCTGGCCACTGGCGTATAGACGGCGAGTCCCAGAGGATTCCCGGCGGAATGCATCAGAAGCGTGGGCGCCGGTTCGCGTCCCTGGACTTGTCCAAGGCCACGGACGGGCTCTCCCACGCTGCTGTCCGGGTAGTCGTCGAAGGGCTCGCTGCGCGCGGCCTGATCCGTCCTGCGGATCTGACCATGTCGCTGCGATCCCTGGGGCTGGAGCGAGGAGCGACCTGGAGCTTTCCTGATCTCGGAGATGAGATTGGGGAAGGGTCGTTCCTCAGAGGGAGTCCGATGGGCACACCTCTTTCCTTCGTTGTGCTCTCTTGGGTGAACGCCTGGGCCACCAGTGCGTTCGAGCGGTCGCTTACCCATGGAGACGACGCGGTTGGCCGTTACCGTCCAGTGCCTCACCCCATGGTGAGTGCGCTTGACGTGTACGGCTCCCGTGTCTCCTCCGTGGGCGCGTCGCTCAACAGGGCCAAGACCTTCCTTGCCGACCACTCGTGGACGGCTTGTGAGATCTTGGCCCTCCCAAGGGTGTACAATGAGGACGGAATGTCTCTCTTCTTCCCCCCCTCCATCCCTCCACCGGTCCTTCGGGCACCGGTTGAGGCGGACCAGAGGCTTGAGAACCTTTGGTTGCGTAGGATGGAAAGGGTGATGAAGGGACGCTTCCCGTGGATCGTGAAGGATCCCCGCCTGCACCTCCCAGTGCAAGTGGGTGGCCTCGGATACACGGGTCGCGGTCTCGCCGTTGGGGTTTCTGTACGTCGGCGTCTTGGTGCCCTGGTCTCCAGGGGACCAAGTGTTGCCGTCGCACAGGACCTCATTGGCAAGAAGCCATTCCGCGAGGTGGGCCTCTTCCCGCGTCCTCTCGTGCGGCAGGTGCACGCTTCTTCGTACTGGAAGGCTGTCCGGGCAACCGAACAGTGGTTCCAGGGAAGCGGTGACACCCCCGTGCCTCTTGAATCCTTGTTGTCCTTCAAGTCCTGTCTCATTGAAGATGAGATTAGGCTCTCCGAGGGAGACAAGTTCAAGAGGAAGAGAGTAGCGGGAAGACCAGACAGGACAAGTAGATCTGCGGTGTTCCGGCGGTTGGGAGTGGCCCCTTGTCGTCCTCTGTCGAGGCGATGGGGGTGCTCCGCGCTCATCCGCTGGGCCAAGGCCTCTCGCGAGTCCTTGGTCACCGTAGATCAAGA